TGTAGCGGGTTTGTTTTTTTTTGGAGAAAAAGTGTATAACGTATCAGATTTTTACTTTTTTCCCGGAAAAAAAATGGAAATTTTTCATAACCGGTCATATGTAGCGGATTTTACTTTTTTTGGAGAAAAAGTGAATAATGTATCAGATTTTTTAAAAATAATTTTTCAAAAATAAAAAATTATTTTCAGTCACTTTTGTACTTTTTCAAAAATGACTACCCTAATTATGTATCATGTTTTGAATTTTATCTGAAAAACGTCTTTGCGTTTCATGTTTTGGCTGAATTTTTTTGCGCAATTTTCCGGTTTGGAATGATTTTGGAATGAAAAATCTTGCGCGCTTTTTTTTGGAATAATCGCTTAATGTATCATATTTTACTTTTCATCTGAAAAACGTATTTATGTTTCATGTTTTGGCTGAATTTTTCGCGCAAGTTTTTAGCGTTTGGAATGAAATGGAATGAAAAATCTTGCGCGCTTTTTTTTGGAATAATCGCTTAATGTATCAGATTTTACTTTTCATCTGAAAAACGTATTTGCGTTTCATGTTTTGGCTGAATTTTTCGCGCAAGGTTTTGGCGTTTGGAATGAAATGGAATGAAATTTTTTGCGCGCTTTTTTCAGAAAAAAGTGAATAATGTATCAGATTTTATGTTTCATCTGAAAAACGTATTTGCGTTTCATGTTTTGGCTGAATTTTTTTTAGAAAAAATAAGTGCAAAAAAAGTGACTATGAAAAATTTTAAAATAAATTTTTTGAAATTTTGAAAGAAAAAGGAAATTAAAATAATAATAAAAAATGTAAAAATAAAGAATTAAATCATTTTTTTATTTTTTATTTTTTATTATTATTTTATTTTATCTATTTTTCGAGTTATAAGTTTTCGATTGTTTGAAAAATAAAAAATATCTTTCCAAATTATGAATTTAGCTTCTAAAATTATTGTAAGCTATCTTGGATATTCTTCTTTAAAACATAAAAAAAAAAAGAATAAATTATTAAATTTAGAAGACTATGATGATAAGATTGATCATATAATTAAGAAATATGATCATCAAGAATTAAAAGATGTAAATCATAAAAAATATCAAGTTGAGAATCTTCCAGTACATCGTAAAATAAAAGATAAAAAAAAGTGTGAACAAATATTTCAGCAATTTCTCAAAAAAAACAATATTCCAAAAATAATACCCAAATTAGTTTTCCAGTATTATGATCAAAAAAAAGTAATAATGCTAAATGAAGAGACCAATTTTATATGTTATCATTTTCGATTAAAAAAAGAAAAGTATTATTGTTTACAATTTCATTTTGAAATCAAAAATATTTTTCATTTAGAATTCATTTTATGTTCAGCTGATCAAACACAAATTATTCCCATTCCTTTTTTATTTTCACAAAATCAATTATTTTTTTTATTGAATCATCTTCAAAATTTGGAAGAATTTACAATATATATATTATTTCCAAAACTTCATCAAACCATAAATATACAAAATTTTAATTTAAAATTAGAGGAAATAAAACAAAATAATCAATGTCCAATCATTATTTACAAAAATAATCATATAGAAAAGCAAATTTTTTTTAATAAACATAATTTTTTAAAGATAAAGAATAATCATATTAGGTATCCACTAATTCATTAACCATATGAACAACATCAATATTAAAATCTTCAAATTCCTTATCTAATTGTAAAAGTAACTGCACAATATAACTTTCAATATATTTTACTTTCGAGCTAATATGATCAATATGCTTCAAAGAAGAAATTTTATCTAAATCAATTGTTAATAAATTTTGTTTATTTACATAAGTTAATTTATGATTATTTTGGGTATTTATTTTTTCTGATTGATATTCATGTGAATTTAAACTTTCTGAATTATTATCTACACCTTCTTTATGACTTGATTCCTTTAATTTAGGGTATATCTTATTTTTATTTTTTAATTCTTGTATTTTTTTATAATTAAAACATATCCTATTTTGTGATGTAAATTTTACACAATCTAGAAATTTTAAAGTTAAGGATTTTTCTTTATTTTTATAACAATTTCTGCAGTAATTCATTATTTAAAATTAATATTTTCAAAGAATAAAAATTACCTCACATTATTAAGTGTAAAAAGTAAATTTTAAAATTATTTTTCATTTTTTTTTAAATAATTAAAAAAAATGAAAAAAATGAAAAAAATGAAAAAATCTTTTCTACTCTATTTTTTATCAAAAAAATAATAACAAACAATGATAATGGTCATTGTTAAACCTAATGTACCACATCCAAAGAAACGTGAGTATTTTAATTTTTGTTCTAATTCTTTTTTACTTTTAGGTTTCATAGAAGAAGGTATAAATTTTTGAATAAAATTAATTGTAGGAGAATCTTGTATATTTTCGTAATAAATTTCTTGATAATACAAATGAATACATGATAAAAATAATACAATAGCAATAATAATTAGTGCATATTTAAATAATTGTTGGTTATTTAAAAATAATATCCATAAATAACTCATAAAGATAATTAAATCGCTATAATGATCATAATAATCACCAAAAATTGTAACTAAATTATGAGTACGAGCATAATATCCATCTAAGCAATCAAAAAAATATCGTAATGCATAAAATAAAGCACTTGTTAGATACATTTTTTTATATAATAAATATAATCCAATGATTCCAAATACATTACCTACTGTAGTAATTTGATTAGGTGTAATTTTTTTTTTATATATATTATCTGCAGTTTTTTCCACAAAATAATAAAAAATATTATCAATGGGATTTTCTAAATGACTTGGTAATTTTCGCATGAAATATAGTCTATAAAATTACACATATTTTAATTTATTCATATATTTGAAATGAAATAATTAAATAGAAAATAATAAAAATGACTTAAAGAAATATATATATAATATATTATCTATGCACTTGTAGCTCAGTTGGTTAGAGCATTGGTCTTATGAGCCAAAGGTCCACGGTTCGAACCCGTGCTAGTGCATTATATTTATTTTATAAGTATTTCTTATAAAATAATAATAAATAAATATGTAATAAACATTGAATAAACATTAAATAAACATTAAATAAACATTGAATAAACATTGAATAAACATTGAATAAACATTGATTAAATATTGAATAAATATATAAAATAAGATTTAATAAATAATATTTTTCATAGGATCATATTTATGTTTAAAATGAAAAATAAACATTTGTTTGTCTTTTGATCCATTTTTATCATAACCAAAATAATTTAATTCTTTATAACATTTTTTTTCTACTAATTGAATCATTTCTTCATCATAATACTCTAAATAATGCTTTGATTTTCGATTTGATTTATTTACCCATTTTTTTTGAATTGGAAAATACAAATATTTATTTAATATATCGACTGCTTCATTAATGTATTCATATTTAATAATAATTTCAGGAACACATTGATGATTTATATCAAATAATTGACTAAATAAAAACTGCTTTAATAATGGAATATGCCACCCCTTTGTTTCGTCACAATAATATTGAATAAATTCTTTAAATGTTGTTAATTTATGAGTAAAATTGACACCAGACCAGCCACTATGAATAAACTTAGGCTCGTGATTGTAAGCAGGTCCTTGGTGATAATAAGAACATAACAAATCAAATGGATTTCGAATAATACTTATTTTGATATTAGGCTGAAATTTATAATGATACATGGGACATGTTGGAGTTGTAAATCCAGGATATCCTCGTAACCATGCCGGAGTGCGATAGCAGTTTGTCATTTGAAAACAATGGCCTAAATTAACAATTTGCTTTGATGTCAATGATGTCCCACTTGTTTTTGGAATATGTAAAAAATAAACAACCCTTTTTTTTAGATCTAATTCCTTCAGAATCTCTTCCTCTTCAGTGGTAATGAATAAGGAGTTCTCGTTTAATGAACTATTTTTTTCGCTCATGGTTAAAAGTAAAAAATAAATAAATATTGCTTTCTAAACAAATAAAAAGAATATCAGAATAGTAGATACATAAATATTTATTTCTTTTTATTCACAACACGGCGTAATTTAAATTTCTCCTGTCTTTCCCGGTTTTCATATACAAAATTAACAATTTCCTCTCCTTTACTATAGCTTTTAAAAAAGTCGCCAACACGATTCATTAAATATTTTTTACTTAACGGCTTAGCTACATTTAATTTGGAAAACTTTAATTGCCCGTCTTTTGTGTTTAAATCATTAATTTGATAAGAATTCATAAATTCTGTTAATTTAGGCGTGATTTCTTCCTTCATTTTTTTTCTAGCTTTTAAAGCTTCATTTAATGTTTGAATATCATCATCCAGTTCCAGCCATGTTTTTACATTTTTCTTGAAATCAACAAATGCAGGATTATTATCATCTAAGTACATTTCCTCTTCTTCATCGCTTTCAGTATCGCTACCATTAATGTATAGTTTACGATTCATTTGTTCTAATTGTAACAAATAAAATAATATTTATAAAAAAAACTTAAAAATTCCTTTCTATTAGACTACTATATTTTCCACACATGTACTGCATTGTAGTTCTTTTAAATTTATTCTAAATAAATAGCGTTTTTCAATAGTATCTTCTATTTGCTTGGATACTTTTTGAAGATCAATATTTATTTTTTTAGAAAAATCTTGGTTATAATAAATATCTTCTAATAATTCCTGATTTATTTCAATATCGTTTTCAATAAATCTTTTAAATAATTCTTGTTTATTAATGTGAAGATCTTCCATTGAAAATTCAATATCTTGAATCACGCATAAATGAATATACTTCTTTTCAATATAAGAAGATATTTCATTGTATATTCTTTCACCCTTAAATTCATATAACTGATTATCAACTTCATTGATACAATTAGACGATTGTAATTGTTGGAAGCATAATCGATTATCTTCCGTAGATACTGTATAAAAGTCTTTGGAAGCAATAAACACGTCACCATTTTTTTTATATTCTCTAAATATAATATTTTTATTCATATTATTGGAATTTTGACGATTATCTTTATTTAGTAAAGTTTTTTTTCGGGTGTTCATTATAATAATAGATAATATATTTTTTTTACCAAAAATGTTTTTTTTTATAAAATTAAATTAATTTCATGGAAATTAATTGTATAAAAAGCATAATAAGAAAAAATTAAAATTTTCTTATAGTTGTGCTAAATGTGGCATTGCCTCAAATGCTTCAGGACTTACTTCAACTAATGCACTTAATACTAATATAGCACCCAATTTCTTCTCATTGATATCAATTCCATTCGAAATCATAATGGTAAAAGATTTTAATAATAATTCGCGCATTAAAAATATTGAATTTTCATTTTTAATTACATATAATGGCGCTTGAAAAATAACTTCTTCTCCAATAATATTTTTCTTAGCATCGTTTGTTAACATTGCTCGGTAATTCCATATATCTTCTGCTTTAATATAAAGATCGATTAATTGAAATAAACTTAAATTCATAAACCAATCATGGTCTGTATAATTATCCAACATATTGATATTATAGAATAATTCTTTAATTTTCATTTCCTGATCTTCATATTTATCAAAATGAATTTCCTCTTGAATAGGTATACCATCTTGCATTAATTTTTCTACATATCTTTCTATAGTTTCTTTTTCTTGACCATTTAATAACCGCAAAGTATAAGGACACGTAGCATAATTAGAATGAATTAGTTCATATAAAGAGCGAATATCATATGCATAATATTGATTTCGAATATCATCGTAAAAGGGGTAAAAATAAGGGTAATGTATTTCATATTTATTAACCATGCAGAGAATATCTTCATCGTTTGTACATTTACTACGACGTTGTATGATCCATTTACGTACATAACTTTGAATTTTAATAATTTCGGAAACTTTGGAAATATAAAAGCGTTCTTGTTGAATAAAATTTTTTAAGGATTTTACTAAGCATGATTTAGATTGTTTTGTATAAATCATGTGAATTAATGAGCATTTTTTAATGGATGTGCGAATCGTAGAGACATCCATTGGAACATTATGTAAAATATTATTTAGTAAATCATCTTTTGTTAATATTTGATTTTTAATAATCGAAGACTCTTGGTTTATTATTTCATTATTTGATGAATGCTCTATTTTCTTTTTTTTATTTTTAAATTCATCGTACATTTCCTTATATGAAATAATATGCTTATTATTCATATGTTTTCCACAATACATGGAATTTTCTCTTTTTTTATTTGGACATTGTAGCATAATATTTTGTTTATTTTTAACAGATAAGCAATTACAATAATTAATATTATCCATGATTATTTATAACATAATAGCTTATTTTTATATTTATTTTTGTCACTTATTATCTTAAAATTTATTAACAAAAAAATAAAAAAATGATTTATTTTAATTTAAAAACGTTATTTTATCTAAATATACACAACCACTTTCCAAAAAATATTTATTACAATGACTAGTCTAAAAGATCGCACTAAGTTTTCAACAAGTTCGTTTGATGCTGATAAAATTAAAATTGAAACAAAAGAAAAAGTTAATGGCAAAGAAAAATTAATTTACGTTAATCTAATTGATAAAGATTCCGGAAAATATATTGCATTTGAAACACTTGAACCATTGTTTACTCCTTTTGGAGCTACTTCTAGTAAGGAATATCCTGACAGTTATTCTATTACATTTAGCTTCCGTGATTCTAACGAAAAGGAGTCTAACTTTTTTCAACAATTGATGCTATTGAAGGAAAAAATTATTGATCATATTGAGAAAGATTCTAAGACTATTTTTAAGAAAAAGATGACAAGAGAAGTCATGCTTACTGCTGATAAGTTTAAATCTGCTGTGGGTACAAGTGTGAGCAAGACAAATGGCAATAGCTATAACCAAATTGCTGTTAAGATTTCAACCAGTAGGGAAGAAAACAAGCCACAGAATTTTGATTTATTTACTATGAAAGACAAGAAGATTAAGCAAATTAACTTGAGTTCTATGTCTAAGGTAGATGCTTGGAATAAAGTGAAGAATACAATTCAACCTTATTCCGAAGTACGTGCTGTTTTCATTCCTATGGTAGATCTTAGAAATGGAAATGCCAAGTTCACCTTCAATGCTCTTCAAGTACTTGCTGATGAACCTACCGAAAATGAGCCTGGATCTGTTTTTGGATTCACTTGTGCTGGAGGAGAATCCTTTGATAATAATGCTTCTAAGGAGCCAGAAAGTCAGGATGCTGAGCAGTCAGCAGAAGACACTGAAGACGAAGAAGAAATTGAAGAAGAAGAAGATGAAGACGAGGAAGAAGAGGATTAATCCTATTTTACTTTAAATCATTCTATATTCATTTAAAATTAAAAAAATTATTTATTATAAAAAAAAAAACAAATAAAAAGTAAAAAATATAAAAAACAAATAAAAAGTAAAAAATATAAAAAAACAAATAAAAAAATCAAGCAAAACTTATAAAAATATTTTATTATTATTATTATTATTTATTATCCTAATTTATATTAGTATAATTTATATTTTTATTTACAATTTATAATATTTATATTCATCTTTTATT